TTGTGAACATTTACCAACCGTCAAATACGATGGTTGGTATTTTTTGCCCTAAACTTGGCACAAACAATAAGTAAGTACGTGATAAAATTCTGTTAAAAGAAATACCAGGGGGAAAATAAAGTGAACAATAACGATTTGAAAAAGGCGTACTTACAATCATATATTCCATCCATAAATGCAGCCAAACGTATAGAGGAAGAAATAGAACAATTGCGACTGGATAAAATGATGCCGTCTGTTATTATGGATGATATGCCGCATGCACATAATAAAACAGATCTGTCTGATTATATGGCAAAGTTGGACGAACTGATAAATAAGCTAATAGCTGCCAGATACAAACGTATTGATCTATATGCAGAAATATTTGCAGATATTGAAAAGATGGAAAATGAGACAGAAAGAGAGGTATTAACATATCGGTATCTTCGTCGGTACAGCTGGGAAAAGATTTGTGTGCATATGGGGTATCAGTGGGCACAAATTCACCGGATTCATGCTAATGCATTAAAAAACTTCAATCCAACAGGAGTATACTATCAACTGATGATAGAAAATGAGGAATCTGATAAAGATGATACACAATGATACATATATTCGTGATAATATATAAAATGAAAAGAGCGCAAGTAGAGAAGAATCTGCTTACGCTTTTTTTATGGGCGTCGGATGGCGCCCTATTCCCCCTAAGTTATTTGAGGGATACTGATAAAAGAAATGGTGGTGATGGTCCTTGCCAAAGGCAAAAGATGCGAGAGCGGACAAAGCCTTTGAAATGTATAAGCAAGGGCTTAAGCTAATAGATATTGCAAATCAGCTAGGAGTAGCAGAGGGAACGGTACGAAGTTGGAAAAACCGGTACAAATGGAATGGCGAAACGAATGCAACGTTGCAAAAAAATAAACGCAACGTTGCGAAAGAAAATAAACAAACAAAGAAAGTAAAAAAAGAGTCTGTTGCAGATGAAGTAGAAGCGGTGATACAAAACGCTGATTTGACTGATAAGCAACAGCTTTTTTGCATTTATTATATTCGTTGCTTTAATGCCACCAAGGCATATCAGAAAGCGTATGATGTTGATTATGCGACTGCCGTGGTAAATGGTCCTAGACTGCTCGGAAATGCTAGGATAAAAGATGAAATTTTCAGGTTGAAACAAGAACGTCTCAACAGGGAGTTCCTGAGTGAGTCAGACATCTTCCAGAAGTATATGGACATTGCTTTTGCCGATGTGACTGATTTTGTGGAGTTTGGAAATGAGGATGTAGATGTGATCCTGGACACTGGAGAACGAAAGACTATCACAGTAAGCCATGTCAATATCAAGAATGATGCGGATGTGGACGGAACGATTATTTCAGAAGTGTCCAAAGGCAAGGACGGCGTAAAGGTAAAACTTGCTGACCGGATGAAAGCTTTGCAGTGGCTTTCGGATCACATGGATCTTGCCACTGAGAAGCAGAAAGCAGAGATTGCATTACTGAAAGCCAAAGTTCAGACAGATGACGGCGATGAGGTTGCAGATGATGGATTCCTTGAAGCTTTGAATGGTACTGCCGCGGAGGACTGGGGTGATGAAGAGAATCAGTAAAATTAAGCGGGTTTTCAAGTTCAAGCCATTTTCCAAGAAGCAGCGCAAGGTATTGAACTGGTGGTGTGAAGATTCTCCGGTTAAAGATAAGGATGGTATTATCGCAGATGGTGCTATTCGATCTGGCAAGACGGTGAGTATGTCGCTATCGTTTGTTATGTGGGCGATGAGCACATTTGATGGCGAAAATTTTGGTATGTGCGGCAAGACAATCGGTTCTTTCCGCAGAAATGTATTATTTTGGCTTAAGCTGATGCTGCGAAGTCGCGGTTATACGGTGGCAGATCACAGGGCTGACAATTTGGTAATCATCACAAAAGGAGATGTAACCAATTATTTCTATATATTTGGCGGCAAAGACGAACGATCACAGAATCTCATTCAGGGTATTACCTTAGCTGGGGTCTTTTTTGATGAAGTGGCGCTCATGCCGGAATCATTCGTGAACCAGGCAACCGGACGATGTTCTGTTGATGGTTCGAAGTATTGGTTCAACTGCAACCCGGATGGACCGTATCATTGGTTCAAGACCGGATGGATTGATAAGAGAGAAGAAAAGCATCTGTTGTATCTGCATTTCACGATGGATGATAACTTGAGTCTGTCGGAGAAAATCAAGGAACGATACCGTGGCATGTACACAGGTGTGTTCTACCGCCGGTACATCCTTGGACTATGGGCGATGGCAGAGGGCATTATTTACGATATGTTCGACACTGCCAAGCATGTGATTTCCAGCACGGCTGATCTGGTCAATACGAATTACTATGTATCCTGTGATTATGGTACGCAAAATGCCACGGTATTCCTGCTGTGGTGCAAAGAACTATCTGGACGGTGGGTGTGCTCCCGCGAGTATTATTATTCCGGCCGAGATGAGGAAAGGCAGAAAACGGATAGTGAGTATGCGGATGATCTGGATCGGTGGCTTGGTGGTATAAAGCCGGTGAAGATCATTATAGATCCATCGGCAGCGTCCTTCATTGCGGAGCTGAAAAAGCGAGGCTATGCGATCAAGAAAGCAAAAAATGATGTGTTGGATGGAATCCGGTTTGTGGCATCGTTGCTGAATCAGGGGAAAATCTCCATCAGTGACCAGTGTCCGAATACGATCAAAGAGTTTGGGTCGTATATCTGGGATCAGAAAGCATCTGAGCGTGGCGAGGATAAACCGGTAAAGCAGCACGATCATGCGATGGATGCTCTTCGGTATTTCTGTTATACGATTATTCGCAAGCCGGGCGGTATCAGCATTTTGAAATAGAGGTGATAGACATGGAACTTGAGATTATGAAAAAACTCATAAGAAAATATGAACCGGGACATACAAAGTTTTCCTTTAATGCTATGCAGGCAGAGCGGTATTACCGGAATGAAACGGATATTTTAATTAATAAAATTAGTGATGAGAGAAAAGAGGATGCAGATAATCCGTTGCGTAATGCGGATAACCGGATTCCGAGGAACTTCCACGGACTTATTGTCAATCAAAAGGCTGCATATATGTTTACAGCACCGCCACTTTTTGATATTGGGAATGAGCATGGAAGTGAAGTCGTGACAGAAGTACTCGGTGATGAATACCGGAAAAACTGCATGGAGCTGTGCGTAAATGCTTCCAATGCATCGGTGGGATGGATTCATTACTGGGAGGATGAAGATGAGACATTCCAGTGGGCGGTAGTCGACAGCAAGCAGATTATTCCGATTGAATCACACGATTTGAAAAAGAAACTGCTCGGTGTTCTTCGTGTGTATGATGAAATCGACGAGGAAACAGGAGATACCTATACAATTTATGAATACTGGGATAAGGAAAGTTGTTGGACGTTCCGTCGGAAGTGTGGCGACACTTTAGAAGATGGGCTGTTCTACTACAACACTTTCATGGTGCCGGATACCGGAGATTTTGTCGCAGAATATCGGCATGAATTCGGAGAGGTGCCTTTTATTCCATTCCCGAACAACAACACGAATACAAACGATCTGAAAAATATAAAACCGCTGATAGACGTTTACGACAAGGTCTACAGCGGTTTTATTAATGATTTGGATGATATACAGGAATTGATATTTGTACTGTCTGGGTATGGCGGAACTGATCTCGACACGTTTTTATCAGACTTGAAAAAATACAAAACTATCAAGGTTGATGGAGATGATGGAAGTAATCCGGGAGTGAGCACGCTCAACATTGAAATACCGATTGAAGCACGTAACAGCGTGTTGGAAGCCACCAGAAAGGCTATTTTTGAACAAGGGCAGGGATTTGATCCACAGCCGGAGAATTTTGGGAATCAGAGTGGAGAAGCTCTTAAATTCATGTATTCATTGCTGGAGATGAAAGCCGGGTTGACGGAAACGGAGTTTCAGCTTGGGTTTGCACGTCTGGTAAGAGCGATATGCCGTCATGAGGGGATTGATTGTAAGAAAATCATTCAGACATGGTCCCGCACCTGTGTAAAGAATGACACGGAGCAGGCGCAGATTTGCAAGGATTCGGTTGGAATTGTAAGTAAAAAGACAATCCTCAAAGCACACCCGCTTGTCGAATCGGTCGAGGATGAATTAAGACAACTAGAGATAGAGGAAAAAGAGGCGATGGAAAAAGCTGAAATGTATGCAGGGGCTTTTTCAAGTGAAAAAGAAGTGAGTGATGATATCACAAATAAAGAAGATGAGAAATAATAAAACCTTGACTTTTGGCAGACATAAGTGCAATATATAATTATGGCAGACAAAAGAGAGGTGATTATGTGCCTGAAAAGAAAATTGGTCGTCCAACAAACAATCCCAAAAATGAACGGATAACCGTTAGATTGGATGTAGAATCTTCGGAGATATTGGACTGTTACTGTAAGCAGGAAATATTGGACAGGGCAGAAGCGATACGTCGTGGAATAAAAAAATTAAAGGACGATATTAAAAAATAGAACGTTGCCACCCTCGCAAAGTGAATCAACGTTCTACGGTAGAAGTTTCCTTCTATGAAATATTTTATCATGGATAGGGACTTCTTTCAACAATTAAAAATTTGAAAGGAGTTTTTTATATGATTAAAAACGTTACAAGAATAATAGAAAAATCTATTGGAAAAATTGATGTAAGATATGATATGTGTATTTCTGACATCGAAGCTATTGAGAAAATGAGTTACAGCAAATATGATTTTATAACAAACG